TAGTTAAGTTAATTTCATCAGATACACTTGGCTCAATACGTTTTACACTCCAAATATTTTTAAACAATCCTGCTTTCTTAATATCTTCAACTATGGTATCTTTATCTTAGATTAGTCTAAACAAACTCATTTCATTTGATTCTATTAATGCTCTGCGTAAGTCATCTGTAGTATCTGTTTGTTCGATTAATCTAAATAAACTATGTACGTTCTTCTCTGTCATTACTTTACGCAAATCTTCGTAATCATCTCCAAGTAACCTAAACAAACTATGTATGTTCTTCTCTGTCATTGCTTTACGCAAATCCTCTGTTATATCTGTTTGGTCGATTAATCTAAACAAACTATGTAAGTTTTTCTCAGTAGTAACCTTACGTAAATCTTCATGCTGAGGACCTAGTATTCTAAATAATCCATGCAAGTTTTTCTCTACCATTGCCTTACGTAGATTTTCATGCTGAGGGCCTAATATTCTAAATAATCCATGTATGTTTTTATCAAGCATTACTGTACGTAAATCTTCGTATTCGTCTCCGAGTAATCTAAACAAACTATTTAAATTTTCTTCAACAACAGCCTTGCGTAATTCTTCATGTTCGCCGCCAAGTAATCTAAACAAACTATGCACATTATCTTCTACAACTACTTTGCGTAAATCTTCGTATTCGTCACCAAGCAATCTAAACAAACTGTGTAAATTTTCTTCAGCAACTATCTTCCTTAATTCTTCGTGGTCTTCACCTATTAATCTAAACAAACTATGCACATTATCTTCTACAACTGCTTTACGCAAATCCTCATGTTCTTCGCCTAACAACCTAAATAAACTGTGTACGTTTTTTTCAATATACATTTTACGTTCGTCGTCAATCTCGATACCTTTAGATTCTAAATATCTAAATAGACTATGGTAATTGCGTTCTTCAACAAATCTACGTAAATCATCATTACCAATTATACGTAAAATATCTAACATATGACCGTCATTATAAAAACGTCTTAGATTTGAAACTTTATCTCCGTATAGTATTTCAAACCTATCTAATAAATCAACAATAAAATTATCTCTTGGTGGTAACGGATCGTCTTTTTTAAATGGCACCGTTTGCTTCCAGGCGCTATCAATCTGTACTTCTTTTGGTTTAACTATTTCAACTGGTAGTGATACTTCAGTTACTTGAGTTGTTGTATCATCATTGTTGTACAATTTTTGCCATTCCTCAGTAGTATCTGTAGTTTCTGTAAACTGTTCATACAGCCAATTAAAGTCGTTTATTAACCGAAGATCAGCGCCATTAGAAAGCCCGTACTCCCTGCCAGCAATAGCACCTTTAATAGCGAACTCGCCGAAAGGCCGGTCCATTCCCACAGTTGTCCAAGTATGTAATCTTTCATCTGTTTCTCCTGATTTTTGCCTGTCAATTATTTTACTACTAAGTTTTGCACATTCTCTAAATGCACTTCGCCAAGTACTAAATTCACTTGAATTAAATCCTGTAACACAGGATATCTTTTCCATCTTTTTAAATCTGTCGCTAATACTTGTAGTCATATCAGGACGACTTGTATCCATATCTCGTGTCATCTGTGTAGGAAATAGTTTTACTCCGCCATATCCGTATACTAAATCATTAATAGGATTTTGACTACGCCATACATGAACTGCTCTATTATCTTCTACTACATAATCAAAATTAAAATCATCTGCAATAATAGCATCACCGTCTACAATCCAAAACATTTCTGTTGAACAAATATTTGCCGCGGCAATATGTGCTTGATGTATTCCTCTAACACCATGTATACGTTGCGCTCTTGGGAAACGTGTTTTCAATCTGTTAAAGTTTTCATCTGCATTTACTTCATCATACGATATCATTACAATATCATATTCTAATTTAAGTTCTTTAGGCTCAGCAATAAGTGGTTTAAACTGCGATGAAAAAGTATTAAATTGTGTTGTAGATGTACGTATATAAGGATGTTCTGGTCTTGGTGGGTTGCGGTATGTACTTTTAAAGAACTTGCTCTGTTGAGCATCTAAGGGCTTTACAGCAATAGGAATATCCAACTGTTCTTTTAATCTTTCACCGTAGTCCTCGATTGCTTCTAGTAAGTCGCTTTCGTCTTGTACTTTATCTTTCCATAATCTGTTTAAGTATTCAAAGTCACGAACATTAACGTAATCCCAGTCTGTACACATTGTTTTGTACAGTCCTTCTCGGGCGCCATATATAGCCCAAAGACCATTTTCAACATCAGCACCGGTCATACACCAAATATATAAACGTTCTAAATTCTTCCAATGGTTACCGATAAGTTCAGTTTTAGAAGGTTTAACTCCTTCAATTAATGACATCTTAACACCTTCACGGAACCCGGCACGCCATGCTTGTTGTGGAGTGGCATTATTATATACAGTACTCATTAAACTGTTAATTTGAATGTATTCTAAATCCCAACAAAAGTCAATACCAGCCGCAACGTTGCCCGGATCAGCATTTTCATGTGTTTTCATTTTTAGAACTGTATTCTTGTCCCAACATTTTATGCCGCCGTTGCCATAACGTAATCCGTTAATAATATTATCAGCAGTCCAACTAACTACATGTCTAGTTAAATCAACACCGTCTTGGAAATTAATTGTTTGATTTAAAAACTCTTCATCAATTTGATTGTCGCCGTCAATAGTGATAAATCTATCTGTTTCACTTATTCTAGCACATGCTTTATGTGCGGCGTCTGAACCTTCTACACCGTGTACACGTTTTGCCCACGGAACTTTTGTTAGTAAATTTGTATAATTTTCTTCAGCATTGGGTTCGTCATATGACAAATATATAATATCGTAGTCTAAAACTTTAAATTGTTTCATCAATAAATCCGTATGTGTTAAAAATCTTGGGCGTGTATATACTTACATCTTCCTCTTCGTCGTCGTAGTCAAACCTGATGGTGTATCCTTTTGCAATTTGTTCTACAGTTGCACTAAAGGTTCTAATTAGTAAATGTGGATCATTATACTTTGTAATACTAAACTTACATAATTGTCGTGGATCCAATAACAGTTGCTTTTCTATGTTGACAGTAATTTTCCATTGTCGCCATTCAATATTACGTGTTATCATACACTCTGCGTTATCTTTTTTAGGTACATGATAAATGATATCTTTAATATCATAGTTAAATTTAGGTTGCTCATATTCTAATAACAAATATTTTTGTTGTGCAAGATCGTACTTTACAATATAGTTTTCTTTTTTATCAGGATTTTCAATGAAGTCAACATATTGATCTTCGTTAACTTCTAAACAAAATTCAGTATCTGGCAAATAATTTTGTAAGCCATTTACTTTACTTGTATCTTTATCAAATATTAACCAATACATTCTTTATACCTTGCTAAAATTTTATCACAGAAATCTTTTTCAGTATAATGAAAAACTCCGTGTTGTTGATGATTTCCGATCTTAAGTCCGTTATTAAAATACCAATCAACTTTTTCTTGCCAATGTTCACTAGTATCTACCCAATTTTGTGCATGTAATTTCATATGTACAAAATTAATTAAGTCTACATCTTGAAAGTTATTATACTCCATAAGTTCGAGAACAATAGCCGCACATACATCAATACTACAATGCTTTGGTTTATACTCTGTACAGAATAATTTATAAAACTCTTCCCAATTACCTATTACAGTTTCTAATAATTCAAAAAAGTGTGCTACACGTTTTGTTTTTTTAAAATAATAAAGTCCTGTATATATGTTAAACAAATAATTTTGATGAAATACTTTTCTATAATACGTATCATTAATGGGCTCTTGTCTATATGTTGTTGGATTTTGTGTAAAATATAAATCTTGTTTGTTAAACAATTTCCAATCTATTTTATCTAAGAATAGTACATCACTATCAACTACAATAGTTTCTTTGTATGGGCTAAGGTCAAACGCTTTCCATCTATTTTCTATTTTCCATTCACTAAACTTGGCTTGGTCATTCTCTAATACGATTACTTTGTCAAATATAAAGGCTGTTTCTTCATCAACTTCGTTATCAGTTACAAGAGTAAAATGTTTATTACCACTATGCATACCGCTTAATGCACATAGATATGCTTGTTTTACGTAATTATCAGTTTTATTATTCTGTGCAAAAATTAAAATGCCTTGCGTCATAATAGTTCCTCTAAACTGTATTTGTTCATAGCATGTACAGTCATTGCTTTTGTTTTAATTGGATTTTCATCTATAATAAATGTAAGTTCATCGTCGTTTATTTTATGTAATGTATCTTTATCTATTGTATAATAAAGTTTACCTGGCATTTGCCTAGCAAAGTCACCTTTGCTATGTCCATTCATAATGTGTGTAGCAATACTAAATGCAAAATCATTACGATAAGTGCTTTGAGTTATTTGATACAGCATTCTATAGTGTGACCATTGTTCTTCAATATGTTGTAATAGATTAAAAAATATTTTGTTTTGTTTACATTTTACAAAATATACACAAGTAGCCCAATAAAAATCTACACTTGGATCACTAATTTTATTAAATTGCCTATAGTCAAGATTTTGTCCTAGGTGATGTGCCTCATTATACATTAGTAACGGATTGTCTTGCTCAAAACAATGTTTATAAGTGCTATCACAAATAATAATGTCAGTATCAATCATTAAAGTTTGATCATATGGAGTAAGATCATAACTTAATACTCTTGCATTGTTCTTAAATGTAAGATGTGTACCATTATTACCATTATTATACAGTTTTTTAGTATAGTTTTGAGGAGTGCTAAAGTGTATTACATGCTCAAACATACTATCATTTATTTCACTGTCAGTAATAATGCTTGTAGGCAGATTAAGATATTTTTTGGCACGTTCAGCAACCATGTAAGCCTGCTTTACATAGTCTATTTCTTCATTGTTAAATGCATGTACAAGTATGCCTTTAGACATTAATTATTCCTTGAACAGTTCTTTCACTTTTTATTATTTTTTGATATTCTTTATAATAAGATTGATTTGCTTTTATAAATGCGTTTTCTAAAGTGTTATGAAATTCACCTTTACTAATTATTTTTATAGGAGTACTGTTATTGTCTACAAAAATATCACAATCGATAGTCATTAAACTTACAATTAGTTCTCGAGTAGCAGTGAATTGTCCTCCACAATAATATACTATACAATCTTTATTGTATTTTTCTAGTAATACTCTTTTTTGATTCTTAAAAGTAGTGACATAATCTGCATGTTCTAATGCTTTTTTTAGACTTTGATTCATAATTCCTCCATATAATTACTATTATACGGCAAAACTGCTAAAAAGTCAAGTATTAACTGCCGCTGTAGGCAGATTGTAATGTGAATGTAGGTACCGGAGAATCAACGTAGGAACCGCTTGCTCTTTTAAAACCTAAACTTGTTGTTAAAGTTCCTTGTACAAGTTCGTCAACAGGTGCTGGTGCTTTACCGAAGCCTTGTCCAGTATCTGCTTCGTTCATGTTAATACGGAATTCAATAGTTGAAGTATTAATTTCTCTTGCTCTAATGTAATAGTTATTATCAGCATATACACCACTACCGGTTTTTCTAAAGATTTGCTGTTCTGATGAAGTAAGTTGATAATTACCAATAGCCGCGCCTGTTCCGCTGTTACTCGTTACAGTTGTATTATAATTAAAAGTAACTGTGCCAGCATTTGATAGCATAGTTGACCAGTCGTTTGTTTTAGCAACGTTGCCACCACTTGCAGAACTAGATAAACTACTTACAAATGTAATTGTTCCTCCAGAATTAAAATACCCTCTACGTGCATTTGAATTAGGCCATGATACTCTAAAATAAGCATTTAAGTTTTGATTCCAATTTGCTGTATATTGTGATGATACTGAATTACTTCCTGTAGTACTTTGTAATGCTGAAAGTCTGAATCTATTAGGATCACTTTCTAAAGTATTCATTGAAGTTTCGTAGTCAGCAAATCCTTTTAGTGTACCATCTGGATTATCACTAGTTTCATCTGCAATAAGATCACCAATAAGTGCCTGTGTAATTAATCCTGATGCTTGATTAGTTTGATGTCTACTAATTCGATCAATGTCTGTAAAAAGTTGATTAAGATGAGAGGCTGTAACTAAGTCTCCAACCGGTACCTGACCGCTTGATGTAGTCTGATTATAACCTTCGGTACCTGCACCCACAGCAAGAATACTTTCAACTCTTGATTGTAGTGCGTTATATCTAGTTGCTGTGATAATATCGCCAACAGCCATTTATCTCTCCTTCAATGTATAGTTTTGTTTTATTATACTATACTTTATTAATTATGTCAAAGAGAATTACTAGCCGCAAAGGCTGGAGCCGGAACATCAACAAATGATCCACTTGCTCTTACAAATCCTATTTTGGCTTCTAATAATCCTTGAACTGGTTCATCAATTTTATATCCAGATACTGCGGCATCATAAAAATTATATTTTATTTGTATAGTAGAACTAGTAGGCGCCTTAGCAGAAAGAATATAATTGTTATTTCCATATACTCCTGTTGCTGATTTTCTGTATATTTCTTGATAAGAAGTTGTTAAATCAAAATTACCAATACTTTGTACAACTCCAGTTCCAGACGTTGTTGTTGCTTCGTGATTTAAACTAACAGTTCCTGCATTACCAAGAATAGATGCCCAGTCTTGACTTTTTGCAACACTGTCACCAACAGTCGGTGTTCCACTTAAAGAACTAATAAATGTAAGTGAACTGCCTGCATTAAAAAAATGTCTACGTGCATCTGAACTTGTAAATGACACAAGAAATTCGCAATCAATTGGGGCTGTCCACTGATTACGTCTTTGAATAACTTCTGCATTATTAAGTGTACTACTTTGTGCAGATGCTAATCTAAATCTATTACTAGGTATCTCTACTATACTAATAAAATCTTCGTAATCTTTAAAACCTTCTTTTGTATCCCCTCCACTAGTATCTTCAGCAACTGTGTCACCTATTTCTACTTCTGCAATAGAATTTGGATTGCCGCCTGTT